GCCCCGTTATAACTACCAGGAACAAGAACCACTACATGTTGAGAATACAAAGGCGTTCCCCCGAGAGTTGAAGCACCAGCCCCAATTCTCCAAATGAAAGTATCATTTTGACCCAATATAATCTCATATCTATCAAGTTTAATAATACTCATACTAACTAATTCTATCGTATTACCAGGACCTAACACAATAGGGTCTTTGAAATGATTCGTGAAATTTGACGCCGACTGGCTTGTATTAGCACCATTATCTTGTTGTACTGACCTCAAAGTAATTAATGACATTTTAATATATGATAAGATATTTTTTTAGAGAAAATATAAATATCTATTATTAATATAAATAAAATGTCGTATTTTGATATGAAAAACTATGAATTATCAGACTATGAAAGACCTGGTTTAACAGGTGAAAAATTTGATAAGGAAGTAAGGAAGCAATATATTAAAAAATTAGAACCTGATATTAAACCACATAAAATATTTGAAGGATTTAAAAAAACCAAAATGAAATAATATCTTAATATATATTAAAATGTTTTCATGTACTCTTTGTGAAGTGGAAACAGTATATATAACCAGTCTCTGTCAAAAATGTCGTCGTATCAAACATCTTCTTAATTTATATCAGGAACGAGTATATGAAGTGTTAGAAGAAGTATTAGTTCGGAAAGAAAAACAACAAGAACATAAAATAAAAAATGAGTTAGTTAAGGAAAAGAAAACATTAGAAGAATTTGAAAAAAAGGTTGATGAAAATGTTAAGACAAGATTAAGAAATTCTGACAAAAACTGTAATCATTAAGAAATGATATATCTACTATATCTAATTATATTAGAATTAAAAGGTAGGTACTTTTTCAGATTTTCATAAACTTTCCTTTTTTTTGATTTTCAAAACTTTAAATTTTGTAAAAAGTTGATATTTAAAATATCTACCTACCTTTTTTAATTTCAATTGTATAGGTAATTGAAATTTCTTAAATGAAACAATATTTTTAATCAATTTATTTTATTTTAATTTTAAAACTACTTAAAATAAAAATGTTTAAACAATATATAGATAAAATGATTAAACAATACAACGAACAGATAAATGTCAAAAACGCAAAATTCTTACTTTCTTGTGATGAAGATAAACTTAAAGAGTTAATTGACCCTAACGACGATAAGTTTGAAAACGGAGAAAAATTATTTACTAACTATGAAACTTATGTCAAACAATTAAAGCAATTTTTGAAACAAGCAATTAGTCAAATGGAAAGTAAAGGATATATTGAAAGAGAATATAGTTCCAGTAAAAATCAAGTAAATCAAGGGAGGATTTATGTTAAGAAATTTGGAGTTCAAAAATTAAAAAGAAACATAAGAGGATTTTTGATTAAGGATTATGTTAAGGATTTAGATATGATAAACGCTCACCCAAGTATTTTATTAAATCTATTGAAAACTACATATCCTGAACTAAAAGACAATTACGAGACATTAGAGTTATATGTTAATAATCGTGATTACTTTATCAAGGAAAAAGGAATTTCAAAAATGGAGGTTTTAATATCTATGAATTCATCAACAAACATAAAATCAACAAATCAATTATTCTGTAAATTAGATAAAGAATTCAAGGTTATTCAAAAAATCTTATTTAATGATTATCCTAATAAAGTAGAATTAACACCAATTACCTTATCAATAAAAGCACAATTGAAACAGAATAAATTTGGTAAGTTTTTGAACCATATTTTATGTGTAAAAGAAAATGAAATATTACAGAAAGTAATGAATATATATAAAGATATAGTCCAAACGCCTATGTTTGATGGATTTACAATTAAGAATACAGTAAATTCATTAGAGACTATAAGTAAGTTAAATCAACTAACATTAAACGATGGTGTAAAATGGAGTGAAAAAGAACACGATAACGAAATAATCTATGATGAAAATGTAGCGATTAATTATGTTGAAATTAAAGGTTATAAACAACAAAAAATAGAATTTGAAAAAACCCATTTCTTAATTGAAAACCCATTATTATACGGTAGAAGTTATACAATAAAAGGTGAAGATAAATATCAATTCTACTGTAAAGAGAAATTCAAAGAATTAACAAAACCTATTAAATATTTTGATGAATATACAGAAGACTTTTTTCCAGCGTGGTTAGAAGATTCTACAAGGAGAAGTTATAAAGAAATAAAATTCGTTCCTAAATTAGAAGACGATGATGAAATATTCAATAGTTTCAAAGGATTTAATTATGATGGAAATACAGACGAAGAAGAACACGAAGTAATTGAAGTTTTTAAGAATCATATATCGTTATTAACATCACACGAAGAAAAATCAATAGAATATCTTGAAAAATATATAGCACATCTGATCCAAAAACCCGAAGAAAAACCAGCAACTGCTATTATGTTAAAAGGAAAGCAGGGATTCGGAAAAGATACACTAATTGATTATATTAGCGATTTAATAGGTATATCTCATGTATTTAGAACAGCAGAAATTGATGATATTTTTGGAACATATAATGTAGGTATCAGAGATAGACTATTAATTCAACTCAACGAATTAGAAGGGAAAGATGGTTTTTCAAATAAAGAAAAAATCAAAAACATTATAACGGAAGACGAAACCATTATTAGAGAAAAATATATAAGCCAATACTCACAACCTAATTATTTAAGAGTATTCATCTTATCTAATAATTTAAATCCAATTGATATACCTCACGATGACAGAAGATTTAATGTATTCAAAGCCTATCATAAGAAACCAAGTAAAGAATATTTTGAAAAATTACACGGTTTTAGAAAGGATAAAAACGCTATGAATTGTTTAATGAAATATTTTAAGAATATGGATATTTCAAATTTTAATCCAAGAACTCAAAGACCAATTACGAGTGCTTATGAGAATATGAAACAACACAATCAAAATCCATTTTACAAATATATGTATGACAATTTTATTAAAGAAGGATATAAGAATAATTTTGAAAGTAGTGAATATAAGAAACATAAAAGTAATGGAAACATATATGTTAAATCAAACAACTTATTTCAAAACTACAAAGAATTTCTTATGAATGATGAAAGAGGGTATATGAAACCAACTTTTAAGTTAATGAAAAGTATTCTTAATGATATAGGAATTGATAAAAAGCAAGTAAAAATATCAGGCTTAAATAGCGACTGGTATATTATAAATATTGAAGATTTAAAAGAACAATTAGAAGACCACAATTTAGAAGATGAAGTCTTGGAATTTGAAGACGATGAATTTGAAGACTGCGATGAAGGAATCAATTAAATTATTATAATCACTTTATTTTATTTATTATTTTATAATCAAATTATAAAATAAGCATTTTAATATATTATCTTTTCATATTTAAGAATTAAAGCATTATCAATCGTATCTCTTGTTAATTCATATACGGGTAATGGTTCGGGAAGTTTTTCAATAGTAATATTTTTCTTATGTCTAATTCTATCGGGTGAATGGATCATGAAATAAACAGCAGTTCGTTTCATATCGTATTCATCTTGGATATGTCTTTGGCTTATATAATATTTAGTTATTCCTTCATCAATTACTTTGTATTTGTAATCAGTAGCGTTGTGGGCGTTTTTAGTTCTCGGCATTATAGTATTTTAATAGATATTTATTTAAACATTTTATACTTTAAATCAATTAAATTAATTTAAACATTATAATAATTTCTTTAAGCACTAACAGAAACCATACCAGCACGAATAGTCATAAGTCTTTCAACTGTGCTGAAATACTTAACTTCACGACCAAGATAATCAGTATTGGTAGAAGTAATACTGTGAAGCATTTGAATTGGTTTTTGACCTACCCTTTGACCTGATCCCTTTTGATTCAGAGGCGACACAGTCAGATCTACGCCCAAATAATGCTGACTACCTAACATAGATGTCATAGTATTTCCTTGAAGAGTAGAAGGAGAAAACGGCTGGTTATTTACTGCTTGGTCTGAAACGGCTTTATTTGTAGCAATATCTTTACTATATTCGGCATTATGAACTGAAATATCAGTTCCAAAAACCTGACCTAACTGTTGTGCTTTATAAGTTTCAGAAACTACTTCACGAGGATATAATTGTTTATCATTAACTCTAATGTTATAGGAATCGGGTACATCATAGGCATCAGATGAATATTGACCTAAAAGTTTATTCACACCAGTCTTTTTCATGTGAGTCATAACTCCACGAACAGACATTCCTGAAAGACCTAAATCACGCACTACTTTTGTAGTCAAAACACCACCAGCAGGAGGCTGAACCACAGCAGGGAAATTGGTAGCAGTCATTACAACATCTTCATAAGGAATTATCATACCAGTTTCGCTCATAACTTCTTGGGCTGTAATATCCATTCGTCCATCATCGTAGGTAAGGTAGTCAGCAAGAAATTTAACATTAGTTGTTGAAAGGGTTATGGCTTTATCTGCTTCCGCAACTGTGGAATCAAAAAGAGCAATGGTTCCCTCCTGAATATCAGAGGCTGATTGTGTGTTAAATGTTAATTCTATGGAGCAAGGTTCGTTTATCAAATATAGTGGTAGTTGAACTTCTCTCATAGCAGGAAACAATTCCATAATCTTAATAGACCATAAAGGAGTTTCTAAATCAGAGGCTTTCAAAGAATATTGAGGAAGGACTGTGGAGGCAGTCCCCGCTGTATTATAAACTACATCTCTTAATTGAAGTAATCCTTTTTGTTCGTTATCAGGGCAAACAACATCGGTAGTTCCGACCTTTACCATATCCTTTTGAGATTTTTCTTCTGATGTCTTAAATTGTCTCCTAATAGTTTGATATGTTCCATATTCGTCTGTAATAGCAACGATTTTAGATCCTATACGAAGTGTGGCTCGTTTAATCAAAGCATGAATTCCCGTTTTAATTGGAAGATAGGCTTTTCCTGACGCTCCTGGCGATGTTTTAACAGCAAGAGTAATAACTGAACCCATATCAAGAATTCCTTTTTTCTCTAAAACAAATCTACAAAATGTTTGATTAATCACAATTGGGTCAAGAACATTAGTTTCTATTTCCATCGTATCAACAGTCTTCATAACACTCGGTTTTAACGCTTCGGGAATTGAACTCATTTTTAATATAAGAAGATATTTTATTTTTAATAAATTAATTTAATTAATGTTAGTTAATTAAATTATGAAAAAAGAAGATTAAAAAATTTAAGTCTGAACCATGATCCCGTTCGGTGAGTATGTGAGTGTGTTCTTGGCTACAACATAGGTAAATATTGAATTTGGAGAAGCACCATCAAGACCGCTTTCAATTCGGATACCGTAATTAGTATTTTTGAAATCTACACCAACACGAGTAAGAGGGTCAAAATTAACACCAGCACCGAATACTGGTTTTGGATCAGCAAGTGTAGCACTCTTTTCAGGAGTAGGAGTTTGTCCGAATCCAATTTTATCTGGAACGGAGTTCTGTGTTTGAAGTGAGATTAGGGAATGATTAGCCGATGATAGTGGCTTAATAGCATCCATGAATTTAGTTTCCAATTGAGTTTGAGGTCGTGCTTGTAAGGCTTCCTCTTCTACTTCCAAAGAATAATCCAACGGAAATCGTGTTCCACCTCTAATATAAGAAACTCTCTTAACAACAGCATCAGCGTCAAATTGACCTCCGTTTGAATTAGCCAGTCTTCCTGTTGAAAAACCATCTTGGCTATAATTGTTAATAAAAGTTGTTGGAATGAAAGAGTGAAATACGGATAGAGTATTAGAAGTTCCTAAATTATAATTTTGAGTTTGGTCTGAACTATTGAGAACACCGTACAACTGACTGATTGAGTTATATACGAATTGACCTGTGGCGGGAGATGACATCATTTGACGACCCGATTCATCAGGAATAAGAAGGTCATAAGTCATAGACAATTCAGACATTTCATAAAACGCCCCCGTAGCAATTGGTGAAAAAAGTTGTTTTGTTTCTACACCTGTATCGTCAAAAGT